GCGATTTGCATCCACCCCAAGGTCTACTATGACTTGAAAGAGCGTCGTGCACTTGATTTCGTGTACGACAACAACGGCCAAGCTGACTCTGATGCAACGCAGGGTTCTACGGCTGGCGCTTTCGGTCAGGTCACCGTTCCTACTTTTATGGGAATGCGTGTCATTGTCTCTGCTGATCTTCAGACCGCTGGCTCTGGTTCTTCAACCGAGTATGTCAGCTACATGTTCACCCAAGGTGCTATTGGCTCCGGTGAACAGATGGGTCTGACAACAGAAACAGACCGTGACATCCTCGCTAAGAGTGATGCCATGGCAATCGATCTGCACTACGTGTATCACCCGATCGGTTCTAAGTTCTCCACCTCTGTTTCCAACCCCACTCGGGCACAACTGGAAACTGTTGGCAACTGGACCAAGGTGTACGAGACCAACAACATTGGCATCGTGCGGATTACCAACACCAGCAACCTTGACTGAGGGTAATCACCATGGCATCCATTTTTGAGGCAACTGCCGGCAACCTTGTCGGCCCCACTGGCGGCGGCACTGTCACCCAGGCCACCAGCAAGGCAACCGCCGTGACTCTCAACGCAGAGTCCGGTCAGATCACCCTTAACAACGCTGCTCTTGCAGCTGCTGCTGAGGTCACCTTCCAGGTGAACAACGACAAGATCTCTGCCACCGATGTGGTGGTGGTGAACCACGGTTCCGCAGGCACCGCTGGTTCCTATCTTGTCAACGCCAACTCACTTGCTTCCGGCTCCTTCAAGGTGACCGTGGCAAACGTCTCTGCTGGTTCTCTCAGCGAGGCAATCGTCATCAACTTTGTTGCCCTTAAGGGCGCATCAAGCTGATGGGTCTGTTCGCTTTTAAGCGAATGCGGGAACGCGAGGCTGCTGCGCAAGCGGCGGCCTCTGCCCCCAAACGCAAGACTTCTACTGTGACGCCCGATGGCAGTAACAATCGACGCAACAGCGGGCGGCGCAAACGCCAACAGCTACATGACGCTGGCGCAAGCTGACGCCTACGTCGAGGCGATGATCAGCAGCACCGATGTTTCCAAGTGGAGCACGGGCACTGACGACGGACGCAATCGCGCACTCGCGGCAGCAGCGCAACGGCTAGATCGAGAAAGGTTTTTAGGAGCAAGGGCAACCGACACGCAAGCTTTGCAATGGCCGCGAACTGGCGTCAGAAAGCCCGACACATATGTTAACACTTATTCGACCGGGTTTCCTTTTCGTATCTCGGACGATTACTTCACCGATACGGAGATTCCTGACCAGATCAAGCGTGCTCAGATTGAGCTTGCTGTCTACCTGCACAACAACACTGACGGCATCAGTCTCAGCGGCTTGAACGATTTCAAGAACGTTCAGATCGGTAGCCTGAATGTCACGCCAGACAAGACAGGAGCTGTCGGTGCAGATCATGTGCCGCCGATGTTTGAAAGGTACTTGACGGGTCTTAGAATTAGCGGGCCGGGCAACGTTTCTATCCGCAGGAGCTGATCATGTACAAGGATTACGGCGCTGGAGCCGAGGTGATCACCGACACTGCTGCCCACACCGGCCGCTTCTGCGCGATCTACTTCAAAGAAGCAACCACTATCGACGCAATCACGGCAGAGAACTACACGGGCAACAGCCTGGCCAGTGAAGCCTTTCCCGCCGACTCCTTTATTTATGGAGTATTCACCAGCATCCAGCTTTCAAGCGGTGCTTGTCTTGCTTATCGAGTCTGATGGCACTTGCTGACTCGTTAGCGAAGGTTGCGGCAAAGGTCATTGAGAAGTTCGGCGGTGATGTGACGGTGCGTTTTGTCACTGCTGGGTCTTACAACACGACCACGGGCGTCATCAGCCAAAGCAACTCCGACACGGACGTGAAAGGCGTGCTGGAGGATGTTCAGCTTCGTGAGGTCAACGAACTAATTCAAGCTGGTGACAAGCGGCTTACCGTCGCGGCCGATGACTTTGCGACGGCACCTGAGACCAAGGACGTGGTGCTGATTAACAGCGTTGTGCATCAGATTATCGCTGTGCAGACGACTGAAAACGACAACACGGCGATCACCCATGAGCTGATCTTGAGGGCCTGATCATGCCGCGTGAGATCCGGGTTGATCAGATTGGTGGGTTGCTCAAAAAACAAGTGGGCCAACTTGTTAAGGCCACCACATTCGAGTGGGAGGCCCGTGTGAAGCTAGAGACGCCTGTTGGGGAAACGGGCAATTTGCGAAACGGCTGGCGCAGCGATTTAAAAGGCTTTTCAGGCACTGTTGAGAATCGCGTGGAATATGCGGAACCTGTTTGCTATGGCACCAGTCTGCCGCCTAGTTGGAAAGGTGAATACAAAACCAGGCAAGGCACAGTTCCTGGTTTCCCTGATCGCATCGCCAAAGAGCTTGAGCCTTGGATTAAGGCCGAGTATGAAAGGATCAAACGGCAAGGCTGATGGCTGCTGCAGACCTAAACACCATCCGATCGACCATTGAAGGGCGATTGACAACAGAAATGGCTAAGGCACCCCCAACGCCTGTCGTATTTCACAATATGGCCTATAAGCCAACTCCAAATTCGTCGTGGGTGCAGTGCCTAACGTCATTTGGCGCTGGCGAATATCTTGGCCACGGTCAAACCACAGGGTCTCAAAACAGAATTGTTGGTCTTGTGCTAATCAACATTTTCACGCCGCAAGGCGTTGGACCTGGCGAAAATTATGTGCTTGGTAAGCGTGTCCGTGACCTTTACAATAGGGTGATCGTGTCGGGGGTTTTCTTCGACGCAGCAACAGGTCCAGAGGTACTGGCTTCACCAGCTCCCGAGGGCTATTTTCAAACTCAGGTCCGTGTGACCTTTGAATCCATCGAGGAACTCTGACCATGGCCATCCTTCGCGGAGAAGAAGGCTCAGTTGAATTTGAAACTGGCAGCGGCAGCCTTGCTGTTGTTGTCGGTACTCGCAGCTGGAGCCTGTCAATCACCAAAGAAACGCTGGACGTTACCGATCACGGCGACACCTTTCGGTCGTTTGTTGGCAGCCTGATTAGCGGCTCTGGCACGATTGAGCTGGTCTTCAACGAGGGCGAAGCCACTCAGAAGACTTTCTTCGATGATGTGCTGAAGACTGCTGATGCGGTTGACGCAACGTTTGAGCTGTTCCGCACTGGCAACACCAACGATGCTGACTCGTTTACTTTTGCGGGTATCATCACTGACGCGGAAATCACTTCGACCGTTGGCGAGCTTGTGATTGTCAGCTGTAACTTCGTGACCAGTGGCACGATTACATCTAACGCTTGATGCAGGGCTATAGTTTGGGCGATAAATGTGTCGCCTAAATGCCTGCTCAATCTCGAACTGTTGATCTGCTGGTTGGGGCATTTGACCTCAACCAGCGCCGCAAGTTTGAACTGAAAAACGCAGAAGGCGAAAAGATCGTCGATCTGTACTTCAAGCCCATCACTCGTGCTGACCGCAAGAAAGCACAGCAGCTGGCTGGCACTGATGAGGCATTGGACATCAGCACCAACATGCTTTGCCAAATGGCTGAGCTTGAAGATGGCACCAAGGCATTTGCAGCTGCTGATGCTGCCAAGCTTCAACGCAAGCTGCCTGAGAGCGTGCTGAATGAGGTCGAGCTGTTTTTGTTTGGCCTTGGGGAGGAGGCTGATCTTGATGATGCAAAAAACGACTGAAGCAGGACAGCTGGACTTATTTTGAGTTTTTTCTGGCCTGCGAATTGGGCATGACAGTGAGCAGGCTTCGCACGGAATTGACCGATGCGGAGCTTGTCCACTTTGCTGCGTTCTACGAGGTGAAAGCCGAGAACGAAGAAAGAGCAATGGAGCGCGCAAAACGTCAACGGCGGTAGACTTCAGCTATCGCTGAAGTCCAGCCGTGGTCGTAAGCAACATTCAGCTTCGCGTTAATTCGACCCAAGCGGTTAAGGCGCTGAACAGTGCCAATGTCGCGGCCAAAAAATTAAACGCAACCTTGCAAAAGTCTCAGGGTGCAATGAAAAGCACCCAAGGAACCATGCGTGGCATGGCTTCTGCTGGCTTTGGTGCAGCCAAGGGCATGGGTGCCGCAGCTGTTTCCGTTAAAGGATTGGGCGCTGCGTTTAAGGCGGCGTTGGGGCCGCTTGGCTTAGCCATTTCGACTATTGGAGCCTTGACCGCTGGCGTTAGAGGTTTTGTTGAGGCTGATAAGGCGAGGGCTGCTGTAAGAACTCTTGGCGTTGATGCTGAGGCGCTTGAAGGCCAGCTTGTTGGCGTGGTCGCCAGGACAAAAGGTTTAGCATCCAGCAATCAGCTTTTAGCTGCGTCTTATGACGTTGCATCTGCTGGTTTTAGTAAGGCTGCTGACATCTCCAAGATTTTGGAGGCATCTACCTTTGGTGCGGTTGGTGGGATGACTGATATCGCCACGGTGTCAGATGCGGCCACCAGCGTAATGAACGCTTTTGGTCTGACCACAGACAGTGTCGCCAAGATTGTTGATGGATTTATCCAGACACAGAACGACGGTAAAATTGTTGTTGGTCAATATGCCTCACAGATTGGTCGAGTTGCCCCTATTGCGGCAGCAGCAGGCGTTGGGGTTGATGAACTGAACGCGGCAATTTCTACAGTTACCGCGCAAGGCGTGCCGGTTGAAAGTACGTTCTCAGGTATTAACCAAGTCATCGCGTCAGTCGTTAAGCCAACAGCTGAGGCGGCCAAAGCGGCAAAGCGTCTGGGCCTTGACTTCAGCAGCGCCGCAATTAAGACCAAAGGTTTTGGCGGGTTTTTGGAAGATTTGATCGCCAAGACAGGTGGCAGTGAAGTTGAGATCACCAAACTGTTTGGATCCGTCGATGCGCTGAAGGCGTTAATGCCTTTGATCAATGATGACTTAGTGCGATTTAATAAGAACCTAGAGAATCAGCAGAACGCGACCGGGGCGGCTGAGGCTGCTGCAGACATTATGGGGGAAACGGTTTCCTCTCAGATCAGCAAGATACTTAATAGCCTTAGCACCTTGGTTCGAGGACTTGATCAGGTTCTTGGCCCCGCAATTAAAGGAATCCTTTCTTTAGTCAATAGTGTCATCACAGCTGCTGTGCGTGCAACGGACGCCCTCGGAAAGATGTTCCGAATGAATAGGGCAAGAACAGAAGCCCGAATAAAACTAGGCGGCACGATAGGCCGTGGGACAACAAAGGGGAAAGCCACCCCAGAAGCAGTTGAAGCTCTTGCGCTTGCAGACGTAGCCGCTGCAGAGGCCGCCTCTGCAGCAACAAAACCTCCAACAGTTGACGTTCCAGTTAACGGCATTATTCCGACTGGAGGTTTAACAGACAATGCTGGAGGGCGCGGAAAAACAGATGCAGAGAGAGCCGCTGAATTGCTGGCAAGACAAAAAGAATCTGCCAATCAGTTGCTTGTCACCCTTAAGCAGAAAGGAGAGTTGGAAGCAGCTTCCACTGATGCACAACGCCGAGAGCTTGCGCTGCAACATGAAAAAACAAATTTAGCTACTAGGTTTCCCCTTTTAAAAGAAAAGGAATTGGAGGCGTTGCGCGACCAGCTTGATAAAAATTACGGAATTACCGAAGAAAAACGCAAGCAAAAGGAGTTAGACGACGCAGCAGCTAAGGCGGCGGCAGCCACGGCAGAAAAATATAAAAAGCTGGGTGACGCGATCAAAAGCAATGTGACTGACGCAATCATGGGTGCGATTGATGGCACTAAATCTCTGGGTGAGTCTGCGCTTGGTATTTTGAAGGATTTGGGCAAGCAGTTCTTGCAGCTTGGTATCAATCAAGCTTTTGGTGCTTTAGGTGGTGGCGGTGGAATCCTTGGCATGTTGTTTGGCGGTGGCAAAGCGAAAGGCGGCACGGTCCAAGGCGGGCGGTCTTATATGGTTGGCGAGCGTGGCCCTGAACTGTTTACACCGGGCCGGACCGGCAGCATTGCTCCGAACAAAGCATTAGGCGGCGACATGAGCGTTGTCGTCAACGTCGATGCTTCCGGCACCGAGGTCCAAGGCAATCAAGGCAACGCCGATCAGCTTGGCCGCTTGATTGGAGCAGCGGTGCAGGCAGAATTGATTAAACAGAAACGTCCTGGCGGTTTACTTACTCGCTGATGGCTACCTTCCCTTCAATCAACCCTAGTTATGGGGCAAACAAGCGCAGCCAGCCGACTGTGCGGAACGTTCAGTTCAATGACGGCTACAGCCAAAGGCTGCGTTACGGCTTGAACACTGACCTAAAGACTTGGAGTTTAAAGTTTGAGGTGTCTGAAACGGATGCTGACACCATCGAGACCTTCCTTGAAGCGCGTGGTGGAGCGGAAAGTTTTGACTGGTCGCCACCTGATGAGACCAATACCTACAAATGGATTTGCCAAGACTGGTCAAAGTCCATACCGTATCTGAACAGGGCAACAATCACCGCAACGTTTCAGCAAGTTATTGAGCCATGAGCATTATTTTTGAAGAGCTGCTCAACTCCAGCCCGTTTGCCATTATCGAGCTGTATGAGCTGGAAACGTTTGCCAAGATTCATGGCGCGGCCAACAATTATTACTTTTTTGCTGGGCACAACAAAGAAGACAATCCAGCCGAAATCGTTTTCAACGGCAACACCTATTTGGCTTTGCCGATTGAGGCAGATGGCTTTGAGTACAAGGGTGATGGAAGCTTGCCACGGCCTAGCGTTCGCATTGCCAACCTGCAAAGCAGTATCAGTGCGATTTTGCTTGGCATCAATGAGTTCAACTTTGGCAACGACCTTATCGGTGCAAGGTTTACTCGTATTCGGACTTTGAGCCGTTTTCTTGACGGCAGCAACTGGGAAAGTGGCACCAACCCGTATGGAACGCCAAGCCCTAGCGAGACGATGCCGAGCGAGATTTACTACGTTGACCGCAAGGTCTCTGAAAACAGAGACTTTGTTGAGTTCGAGCTTGTTAGCTCGTTTGACATGGCTGGCGTTCGTGCGCCAAAACGTCAGGCGCTGTCAAACCTTTGCCAGTGGGAATACAAGTCAAAAGAGTGTGGTTACGACCCTACAGCTCCAGGTGCCCCTGGTGCTTTCAACGAAGACGACACTTTTATCACCACTGCTTCAGCCCCTGGCTACACCTACACGTCAGGCGCTGACGTTTTGTCTAGCGGTGTTTTCTTGCAAGAAAATGAAGAGCTGGTGTCGGCTAACGGGTGGTTTAGGCTTCAGCTTGGCACGGATGGGATGCTCAGAATTTTTCAAAAGCCACCAAACAATGAAAAAGAGATTTGGAATACTGGCATCATCGACAGTCCCGGTGGCGGCGGAAACTACCAGCTGCGGATGGCGCTCAACGGCAACCTGCCAATCGACCGCAATGACAATATCGGTGAATTTGTCTGGCTAACCGGCACCCAAAAAATAGGTGATGTGCAGACTGGCACAGGCGGCGTAACGTTTTTAAACTGGAAACCTGTTTCTGTATCTGGCGGTCGCCCAGGTGCATTTGGTTATCAAATTATTGTAATCAACAATGGCGGCTCATTGCCGACAGCTGCAGGTCAAACAAGCGATACCTATAGCGTTACGTTTACGCAAAATCGTGACTATTACGGCAATGGAAATAGTCTTGGCACTCAAAGCAGAAGTGTAACAATTGAGTTTACATTTTCTTCTGGTGAGCTGGCGAGCACTCATTACAGCGGAGTTCAGTATTCTTGGAACAACATTGTGTCTGCAAATGTAACTGGCTCGACAGGTTTATGGCAAGACGGCGAAACGTTCGAAGCAGGTTTGGATATTAGTACTAGCAACCCATTTCGCAATAATCCAAGAGGTGAGCTTTCAAGGGTTGAAGCAGCGTATAAAATTACTGCCGACAACTGGAACGGTGTTTATCAGCTTAAACTAAGGACGGACGGACGCATCGAAATACAAAATTCTGGCGGAAGTCGCGTTATTTGGCGGTCCAGCAACGAAGCGGTATTAACAGAGCCAACCATTGATGTTAAAACTTCTGCTCCTGATAACGACGTATGCGGCAAGCGTCTCAGCAGTTGCAGAAAGCGTTTTCCTAACGGCAAAGATGCTCACGGTGGATTGCCGTTTGGATCATTCCCTGGCGTTGGAACGGTGCGTTGATGGTTGACTGGCAACAGGCTGCGCTGGAGCACGCAAAACAGCAGGCACCGCGTGAGTCATGCGGTTTGCTTGTTGTTGTCAAAGGCCGTCAGCGTTACTGGCCTTGCAAGAACGTCTCTACGGAGGATGACTTTTTCATCCTCGATCCATTCGACTATGCAGCGGCGGAAGATGCTGGAACGATTCTTGCCATTGTTCACAGCCATCCTCAGACGCCTGCGGTTGCTAGTGAAGCGGACAAGATGGCGTG